CTGCTCCACTTACTGTTTCTGTCATGGCATCGAAATCTGGTAGTGTAACCTCTCCAGTAAGTCCGATTAATTGGTTTCCGGTTTTGTAAACATTATAACTATGGATTACTTCTGGAATACCTGCTGCTGACATGTCTATTCACCTCCTAGTGCTGCCATTATCATTGTAGGATCAAATTCTATAACGTTCAGAATATCCTCCGCTGGTGTATATGGTGCCAAATACTGCTTGAATTGAATTTTTCCATTTAAGATATCGCCGATTTGATTATCTTTTGCGTTGAATTCAATTCTTGCTCCTGCACATCTGCCTTGTGATACTAAGCTGTTTCCTCTTATATTTTCTGCGTCACAGATTGCTTCGATTAACCTAAAGTTTGCAGGATTATCTACTTTTTCAAAATAAGTTAAAATAAATTCAATTGACCACCATGTAAAGAAACGACGACATGCTATCCATCTGTCCTTGGGATCTGTGTTGATTGGATAACATGCTGTGTTATTCCCCCATGCCTTCCATCCTCCTGCATTAATTGCTGTAACGATTCCCGATGCATTTAAAACGTTTGCTTGTTGGACATCCAGCATTACTTCAGTTCCATCTGCTAAAACCGCACCATCCACTTTTAATAATTTATTAGATGGAGATAGATTAGGAATATCGTCATTGTCTGCGTCAGTATCACCTACCATTGCTGCGTAAATTGCTGAATATGCATAATGCTTAGAGCCGATTTTGAGTTGTGGCCATAAAACAATGGAATTCTCATTGATATATCCAGCTGTCTCTTTTTCAGTTGCAACGTCAGTGTACTTGGTTGCTCCGGTTGCGGTGCAATCAATATCTAAGATATTTTCACAGGAAAAAACTCCATTAATATTTTTTGTCTTTGCTGCAATCGCTGCACCAACTAGTGGATCGTGCGACCATCCTGGTGCTAATAAAAGTCTTGGAACTAAATTAAATCTTGGGTAAACTTGTCTAACTAACTCTAGACCGGTTTCTTTTCCGGTCTCGGTATCTAAGCCACCGATTATGTCTGCAGAGTCTACCATGCTTGGGTCTATTTTGTCTCCACTAACATTTAAACTAACCGCAGCAGCTGCTTGTCCGGTAGAAAGTAATGTAATTACGGCATATCCATCATCATCAAATGAAGTTAAATAATCTTCTCCATTCATCAATGTTACCGTTTCATTTTTTACCACTAAAGAGTTTAATAAGAGCCCTTTAATATTTACGATTGCCTGTAAATCTTTAACCGGATATGTTGCGTCTACCACTGATTTTTTATGGACAACTGGATCTAAAACATTGCAAAAAATAACCGGTGAGATTTTAAAAATTCGAAAGCATGCATCCATACTCTGGCATAATGTGTAGTTTGTGAAATCGTCGCTATATCCAAGTTTCTCTTTTGCCTCATCCATATCATGAACAAGCATCAATTTATTAACCGCTGCTCCTGGATCTGATACTAAATTAATTGGTGCTGTACCAAATACAACTTGAAGTGCAGACACTGAGACTCTTGGAGCTGGCAGACTAGTTGGATTTTCTTGAACCCTAACTCCATGATTGTAAGTCATATGTTACTCTCCCTTCTTAGGTTTAAATTGCTTTACATTCTCATATTGGATATGCATAGCACCTTGTTTAGTATTAATTGCTTTCATTGCTTCGGCCAATTTTGAAATAGGTACTACTAAGCTTCCTATAGCTGGATTTTCCGCGATTGCTGCCTTAAGTATTGTCGGTAGACCGTTGTTATAGATGGTGTACTGAACTGCCACCCCTGCGATTGTCGGCCCGACATAAACTTGCTTTTGTGTTTTCTTTTTAATGTTCATTGGCTTTGCAACGGAAGTTGGAACTGATTGCTCTGTATTTTTTAGTACTGTTTCTTCAGTCTTTACTTCGGTATCGCTTGTTTTCTTTGTACTCATGTGAATTCGCTCTCCCTTCTAATAGCTGTTGTTGCCCATGTCGTCTCAATAGCTCCAAAATAGTACGGATAACTATCTTCATCCTGCAGTGCCCATAAAAATGGATTTTGTTCGTCATCTTTCATGATATATTTGTTTGCAAGCACTGGGTTCTTCGTAAATCGATCATATATTTTTTGAATTATATTTAATATATCTTTGTGACCTTGTCGTTCTGTAGATTCATCAAATACTCCTATCACCATTCGTATTTTCACTTCATGTGATAATTCTCCTGCCATCTTGCCCGACTCTACTCTAACGATGATGAATGGGTAGGGATCATCCACCTGGTCATCATCTTCTCTTATCGGGAGATCCTGTTCAAATATATTAGGCACTTCCAGTTTTGAATTTCCTGCATCATCCGTAAATGGTGTATGTAATAAAAAATCCTTAAATATATTTTCTAATTCATTTTTCAAATCATCTTGTAACTCAAATGCAGTCATTCATCATTCCCCCAGTGCTCTTAATGTATATTTCTCTAAATTCAATTTTAAATTTTTACTAATGTCTGGTTCCACAATTCCGAATACCTTTTCTTCATTTCCTAAAATTTTAGGAATTGATGGACTAAGAAGCTTTTTAATAAAATCTTTTTTCGGATCGCTTTTCATTTTCTTACCAGGCACTCTCTGAACAACTGCAACGTGACCATTCTTAAACTTTGACACAAATGCTTTTAGGTTGCCCTTCTGCAATTTCTTAAGACTTCCGTTCCTATAAACCTTACCCTTTGTAACATTAGGTCTGCTTGCTCCGGTGGTATATTTATTCGGTGAAATTTTAAACTCTTTTATTTCTAAAACTTCACCAGTTGCCCTGATAATCGCTTCCGGTCTTGAAACAGCTGCTTTCTTAATTTCCATTGCTTTATTAAAACGACCAGTCTTAATTGAATACTGTTTCTGTGCTGTTTTTGCTAACTGTATTCTAGCCTGTTTTGCAGTCTCATTGATTGCCTGTTTCATGACCATTGGTGCTTTGTTTGACATTTTATCTAGTCTATTTTCAATGGCTTTTAGCGTACCTTTATCAACTTCTGCTTTTATCAACTCTTATTCGCCTCCAGTGAGATGGAATATATCCCATCTTCATTAATAGCGTCTGTGATTCTAAATGGTTTGTTATCCAGCTTCAAAAGCCTACCTATTGCAGGCAGCGGCCCGAAGTCCTCTTCTAGTACATAAATCAAAACCTGCCTTATAAAAATACCGTCATCATGAACCTTATACCGCTTTTCTCTTTCGAGCATTTCGTTATTGTCCACAATGACGGTCATTTCTTTGCCATCGATAGTATGTGTATCGCCAAACTCATCTAAGTTTAGAAAAACTCTTTTTCTATCTTCCTGCACAATATCTTTAAATGACACTATTTCGTTTTCTTCCTTGCAAGTGTTTCCGGTACTTTACCTGCCAGGTTATCTTCACCCTCTGCAGGTATTGCGGTTCCTGTTTGCCCTGCCTGTGCAGTAGCAGGCTTTGCTTTCGCAGTACCCTTCTCTTCGGTGGATACATCTTTCCAGATAGCACTTCCTGCTTCTACCCAGGCCTCTACCATCTCCTGGTTGTTTGCAGGTAATTCATCACCTGGTTTGTATTGATGAGACAGGTATAAAACAAATGTTAATGCTATTAATTTCTTCATAAATGCCTCCTATCCGAGTAGCTTTACAAGGACTGTTGTGTCTGCTGCTTCTGCGCTTGCTGCAGCATATCCTGCAGGCGTATTGTCTGTTGCTACAGTTGTGATGGCTGATCCATCAAAATAAACTGCTGCTCCCATGGTGATTGCTTCTGCTGCTACCTTTGGCATTTCAAACACACCGACTACATGCAGAGAACCAACTTCATTTGGGTTTATATATGTTCCAGTGATACCAATCCTAGTTCCGATTTCGATAATCGTATTTTCTTCAATTACAGCAGCAGTTGTATTTTTATAATCAAGAGTCTCTCCTCTTTGCCAAAACGTTGCTTTACTCATTTAAATTTCCTCCTTTCAATATTTACGCCAATGGTGAAGTGAGAGGGATTCCAGGATTCTTAACTGCTCCTCGCCAATCCATTACACTGATGCCCCAGTCAAGATAAATATCCCATACAAAACCTAATGTTCCAGGTGTCTCCATTCTTCTAATGGTAGGAATCTCTTGACCGTTCAAATAATCAACTTCGATGAAGTCTGTGTCAGATTTATCACCTACAACAAACCAAGGCATCGCGTTGTTTTTGCAAAGTACGTTAATGGTTGGATCCTCAATTACTTCAATCATTTCACGGTATCTGTATAGAGGGTTAGTTGATTGTGTATTTCCACTAGTATTGATGGTCTGTGAGTAGAATAATGTATACATATCAAAACTGTAACCTACTGGAACAATTATGTATGTAGGACGGATGATGATGGCTTCGCCGAATTCATCAGTTTGCATTTGCAGAGCCATGAACATGTTTTGAACTGCTACTTGTGTAATTCCTGTTCCTGTTGCAAGCACGTTCTTATGTGCGGTGCTAAATAATTTCACACCATCGTAAACTGCAGGGTTTTTGATTAAGATTTCGTATACTTGCTTATTCTGAGTCTTTCTTGCAGACGCTGCGTATTTAGCAGGGATTTTAGACAAGAAGTCGATGTCGTCATTGATAAATGCCTGTCTAGTCATTGTAAATTGGCGACCATAGGTCTTCAATTTTCTAGTCGGACGTTTCTCGTCGCTAGGTTTATCATGCTTCAATTCCCCACCTTCTGGAACTTCAAGGAATTCTCCTGCAGGTCCTGCCAAGTAATTGTTGTCATGGGTCTTAAAATCTTTTAATGTCCCTTTCTTTGTCCACTTATCAAAGGTTACTGGAACTGTCCTGTGTCCTTCTACGTAAGCCTTATTAATAGCTGTATCCATGATAGTAGGAAATGCAGCAGATGGATTATAAAATGCTCTTGTAAGCATTGTATATAATTCATCACTAGAACGCCTGTTGAGACCTGTCTCTCCTTCTCTTTGCATAGTTTCGATAGCAATATCACGAAGACTCATGCCCATTAACTCCCTAGCACCGTCTGCCGGTTTCTCAACTGCAACACCACCACGCATTACTAATGCATCAGCCATTGCAGCACGGAATTTATCCTGTTCATCTGCCGTTACATTTGCTTCTCCTGTACCTCTCGTAGCAATTGGTGAGTTGTTTTGTCTTAAATGGTTAAGGACTGCTGCTCTTACATCTGATAAAGATGTACCATTGTTGATATATTTTGTAGCGTCCACACCGAACTCACGACAAAGCGTATTTACTTCTGCAATTCTTTGTCTCTCTGCCGCTACTGCATCAGATGCCTGTTGTTGATTTTGAGCACTTCTTGCTTCGTTCTCAATCTCTGTATTTGCAGTTTCGATGTCTCTTTGTAAATTATTTA